CTCTGCCCTGAGTGCTGATGACATTGAACTGGAAGGCATCTGGAAGTCCGAGCACTCTCTGGAAGCGTTCACTTCTAAGGACCAGTTCAAGTCCTATGAAGATCTTGAGCGTCGCCTGAACATGGTGCTTGGCATCAGTCAGCGTCCTGCTCGTCAGTATATTGACCACGTTGATGGTGATGCTGACAATGACATTCTTGAGAATGTCCAGCATGTTACTGCTCAAGAGAACAACTCGTTCCGTCAGCAGATGAGTGCTCCTTCTCCCGTCAAGGAAGAGGCAGTCGTTGATGATGACGATGCTCTGTCCTACTTCGCACGTCTCGCTGAAGAGGACTGATGGGAGAAGCAGTTCACGCTTGGAACTCCATGTCCTACGGGGAGGGGTTCCTCTTCTCCCTATGGGTCATTGGAATGTATTACATTAAACTCCGTATGGATCGCTACTTTACCCGATGAAAAAATACCTGAAGGTATTACTTCACCCAGTTACTCAGTTCAACCTGTTGGTCGTGGGGTTCCTGATTATAATTCAGGGACTTCACACCCACGCCCACTATACTATGAGTGTTGACACTGACAGTTATGTTCATGCCTTCTGTAAACAAAACTTGAAGGAGTGTAAGCGTATCATTTCAAATTTAGAATATTGATTCTATGATTGGGGAAAAATTTTTTCCCCAATTTTTTTGTCTAAAAAGTCGCGTCAAACTCCAGTCTTTTTGAGACGCTTTGAGATGAAATCAGAGCACTCTGACTTGTAGAAGTTTCTTACCTTAAATTCTTCAACAAATCTTGGTAGATAGTCTGGTCTTAGAATATAAATTTCTCTTTTCTTCTCATTCTCTGCAACCTCATACTCATAGTTTGTCACTGGTTTTGAGACAGTGTTACCAGGAACAGTAACTGTAGAGGATCCATTCCAATATGAGAAGGGTGTAGTGTAAAAATTGTAATCAACAATCAATCCACCTTCTAAAGCAACAACATTCTTATCACCTAGTATTTGTCCTGAGAGGTGCTCTAGTGTTTCGTAGTGGTGAATTCCTGAGTATGCTTCTGATTCTCCATACTTATCTTCAACTACTTTTGTTAGTGTGTAAGAGTCTAGAGGCATCCCGTAGTTTGGATTGATGATGTTGTTTGAAAGTATCACGATCCAGTCGTAAAATGGATCACCATATACTTTGTATGCAATATCAGCAGCAGTTTGTCCATCTTCTACTGCAACCTTTCTATACAGCACAGTGTAACCAAATACGTTTTCGTTGATCTTAAATCTACGAAAGAAGTTTTTGGTAATCACATAATCAAATTCCGAAAACGGATATGATATTGGTTTAACATCATATTGTACGTTTGGGATGTTTGAAAAGTACATTAGAAGGATACTCCACTCAGATTGATTTCGTTTGCAAAGATAACTTTTGTCTCCATGAAACTAACGGACAATGTAATTGCTACTGGTGTTCCATCTGAATATGTAGCAAAAGTTCCATCTGGTGTGTAGTTTACATCCACCCGAGTCATAGCACATGGTTTATATTGTGCAACTTTTGAATTTACACCACCACCAGTCATGAAAGTAAATTTGCATAACTTTGGCACGTGGATGTAGTTGACTCCTTTTTGATCATTGCCAGGTTTAATGCCTGATTCACTATCTAATTTAAAGTCGGGAATTACATCTTCAATTCCATAACTTGGTGATGCAGATTTTCTGAAAAGTTGACAAATTTTTAGAATGTTATCAGCTTCTGTTTGAGATTGTGGAACCATCTTGAACACCATCCCTATTTCTCTTAGGTTTGGTGCTTCATAAAGAACTTCAGCATTTGGATTTAAGATAACTCCACGACTAGACCCAGTAATATCATCCATGTCAAGATTTCCACCAACACCTGGAAGTTTGTTTAATCCAGCAGCCGAGATCGCGGCTGTAAATGCACCAAAAATATCATTTTCTCCAATTTTTGACGCTGGACCTAAATTTCCAGCACCAAGAGCAGCAACTGCTGCTCTACCAAGAGAAGTAAATGATTTTCCTGCCCAGGTATTTCTAAATTCTGTACTTAGATCCTGAGGCATTGGTAGGATTATTGATGATCCTTCATCTGCTTTAAACGCTGTTGCACTAGCATTATAAGCAGCTAATGCATTTGCACCAGTTGAATTATCGTTGCTGCTTCTTGCAAATGGTGGTTGGTATTTTCCAAACTCAAAATAAACGTAGTCAGTCCCAGCATTTACTGTGTAGTTATTTGCATCTGGCCATCGGAGTGTCGTTGCTGATGGTGTGGTTGATGGAGATATAATGTAAGGTTCAGCGGGTCCACCAGTTGAAGCAGAATTACCTGCTACCGCTTCTTGATAAGGAATGGCAGTGTTTCCGCTTCCTGGACTCCACCCAGCAGGTGCCGCTACCCAAGTGTGCTTTGGATTTTTGTTGCTGTTATACTGAACATTATAGTACGTTCCATCTGGGGCTTGAGTATACTGTCCCCCATACATTCCAGATTTTGTATACTTCTCTGGTACTATTTCAGGTGCATTTGATGCCATTTATTTTACCATCTTTGTGTCTCTAGGTTTTCCATAACCACGAATGACTCTCCTCGTTTTGATTCGGTCATAGTAATTCTCGTCCACATCATCCCATACAAGTTCTTTAGTGTATGGTAAAGTTTTATTGGAACCCTTCACGTTTCTGACGAAGTTCTCTATCGGCAATAGAATAGCAGTGTCCCATTCAGCAGATGCTAGGTCCAACATGAACCCATCAACTTGTTCAATTAAATATTTATGGAAACATAGGCGAGGAATGTCAATTCTTCCTTCCAATAATCTTTGCACTACCATCACTCGTTTCTTTGGTGACATGTAGTGTAGGTTTGCCCCCCAAAATTCGGTTGGGTTTGCCTTGATAACATAGACAAGTGGAAATGTATCATAGTATGGAAGATGTCTCATCTTCGCTTTGTATTCAAACATGTAGAGGTGACCAGATACTGCATATCTTCTGATGAGATTTTCATCTGGTTCTTCTTCGTTTCCTCTGTTATCTACTTTTTCTTCCCTTATGATTTTTGAGGGATCAGTTTTGTATTTCTCTGATGCTTTCTTTACTGCATTTTTATACCAAGAGAATGATTGTGGTTTACCCCCAGTCATTTCCGTTATTTTCTCAAATAGAGTTGTGTATCCAGTGTTCTCTTTGGTAGAGTTACGCTGGATGGTTGCAAATCCTTGTGCCATTGGTCTATACTCCTAGGTGGTCTTCTGTTAGGATTAAAAAATTCATCTGCCTATCCTCACAGAAGTCCTGAGCAGCGTCCCATTTGGCACGGTTCTTCATGAACGTCAGGGCAGCCCGCTTATAGGCAGCAGTCCTTTTGTTTTTGTCATTCGGTGGTGTTGTTTGTTTTTTGGGTTTTACTTCAATGATATATTTCGTAATCTGTCCAGACTTTTCACGTACTTTGATATAGAAGTCTGGATAGTAACGATGTAATCTACCATCGGTTGGACAGCGATATGGTATGATAACTTCTTCGCTACCCCACTCTAAAATTGAGGGATTATTATCACAGAACACCATGAACTTACGTTCCCACAGTGATCTATAGATGATGCGAGATGGGTTTCCACGGTACTTCTTTGGATTGATTGGTTTATACAGTCCAGAGTACGCCATAAATATATAAAGTCCCACGATTTTATTTAGCGGTGGCAGTTCATAAGATTAACGATTTCATGCAGAAGATCGGTAATAAAGGAGGGATGTCCTTTACTACTGGATATAATATTTCGTTTGGTTTTGAAGGTAACGCAGCAAAACAGAGTTTTATCTCAAAATATTATGACAGTGCCACTAATAAAGCAATTGTTGATATGTTGTGTGATGAGGCACAACTCCCAAACGTACAGTCTGGAGTTAGTCAAGTAAACAACAGGTATCTTGGAGAGGGACCAGTTTATTATCCACACACAAGAATTTACACTGATCTTAGTTTAGGATTCTTGCTTGACGCTGATCTCACCGCATTGAAATTTTTTACTTCTTGGTTTGATTCAATTTATGGAGAAGAAATAGATTCCG